CCTCGCACAGCCTCTCTCCGGGTTGTTACCCGTTAGCTTTACCGAATGTAGCCCGCCGAGGCGGGGTATACTCGTTGTACTCAGATCGCCAAATTTCGGCGACGGAGCACGCTAAGCTCAACGTGGTCGCATCTCTGCGAGTCACATTGAATCTGTTTCCGGAACCTAATACACTCTTCACCCAAGGTTCTGGGATCGGAGCTTCGCGGAGATTGTGCATGAGCTTTCGAAAGAAGAACTCACGCCCGGAAAACCGCAGCGGTCTAAAGACGAACCGCCAGTACTCCCACACCCATCGGTGATGACGTACATGTAAAGAACATGGCGTCCGCGAATGGATGTAGGAATCGAAATCCTCGTCTGATAACGGACCTACAAGGTCTTTCGACAAAGGAGGTATCCATTTAAAGATAAGGTCTAATGTTTTCGACTCCTCTATGTCCCACCTTAACGACAAAACTCTTTTTAAACGATTATAATCGTTAAAGAGCTCCGGCGTATTAGACGGAACGTCAGTGAGGAATACAGGACGTACAGGTTTCCCCTGGATCCAATCGGTTCCGCAGGATTCGCGGACGGGTCCTGAAGTAAAGGACTTATCCACGTTAATAGCGAAACCACATCTGGAAAGCAAATCCAGCAGGGTGGGAAGATACTTCTTGCGCACGATGAGGTCATCACCATACACAGCGAAGTCACGCTGCCGTACTGGTCTGCCCGACGTCCGCATTGCTGCAAAAATAATCGCAGCGAATATGGACGACTCCAGCGCAAATGTATAACCATTCCCCATGGAGCTAATCTTAGAAAACAAGATTTCGCTTTCCCCTAACTCGCCGATAGGCGAACGAAGGTCACAAAGAAAGTCATACCACGGTTTGGGCAAGAGGAGTTCACATAGTTTTAACGCTATGGAATCACTAGCCGCGGACAAATCAACAGTTACATAACTGTTTTCATCGTCCGAGAGGCTCCCTAACCTTGCGAGCTCCTGATTTTTCGTCTGGTCGTCGAGATCAATACCGTATCGTTTTAAACGAGTTCGGATAACTTGATCGACTCCCAGTTGAAGCATCAGATTAAGAGCTGGCTCAATTGCGATCGTACGCTCAGTAAGAGCGTTCTTTGGGACAAAACAGATACGATTCCCAGGAACGATTTGTATTACGTCGGACCAGAACTTATCCATGTTAATCGGAAAATGTTGCGGTATATTATTCCGCTCCCGGTAACTATGGATGAGAGCTCCTATCCAACGTTGATCGCTCCCAATAAAGAATCGTGCATAACGCCAGGCACCGCTTGTACACGAGTACGGCCAGTTTGCGTATTTATCATAACTGCAAACTTTTCCGTTCTTAGTGTCTAGGTTGGCTCCTGGACCGTGTCTCATACCCTTAACCATCTCCTTCCAATGGGGTTTGTCTTCCCCTAGGAGATCTCGAAGAAAGCTACGCATCGCCCAAGTTTCGGGCAATGGCCGACCATCATCATCAAGAAGGCTTTTATATCCTTCCTGATTAAATTGGCAACAGGCCTCTTCTGCATCATGAAATTTCTGTAATGCAGTGGCCTCTCGCTGATCTTTGTTGGTCGAAAATTTAAACTTCTTGAGAAGGGCAGTCAGCTGAAGCTGCGCTCGCCTTACGGCAATCGTAACTCCTTCAGGAGTTTTACACTGTAACCCCCATACCTGGTCGAGAGCAAGATAGGCTTCTAAATCACGATTTCTTGTGATATAATCAAGGAGCCACTGCTCGTCGGCTGAGAGGAACTGACTAAGATCGCTCGCTAAAGAAGCGAGGACTTTCCAGGCATAATTCTCGCCCGGAACACGTACGGTGGACATACGGTCCACAATTTTCCTGGGAAGCTTACTAAGCTTTTTAGGATTCTTAATTTTCATAAGTCACCATGATGAAACGGTTACGGACAGTTACCAGAAATCACGCACAAGGGCACATCGAAAAAGAACAAAATGAGCCCTAAAAGTGCGAAGATTACGGCGGCAAAGAACGAGATGATAACTAACTCGATTTTGTCGGCGTCAGACTGTTTTAAAGTCATATCTGTTGCTGAAGATTCAGCTTGTCCATGATTGTGTCATCATCCAGGATGGCAATTCCACGCTGCCGCATAAGCAACACGGCCTCGTCGGAAGAGCCAACAGGGATAGAAAAAGAGATTTCCATAATGATGGGTGAGGTCAATTGGCTTACGCCATCGACACCGTCCACCACTTGGTCCCACGAGAACTTAAGTGCGCTTTTGGCGACACCTTTAAAGTTCCCGTTACTCTTGGGAAACGTCCTGTAAAACGTGAGCTGATCCTTGGCCGACAGCGAGGAAACATCACTCGCATAGACGGTCCGGTTCTGATATTCATCGAACCGATCAAAGGTGTGGTTCACGAGAACAGTGTCGTTTGCCTCGTCGACTGCCAGTACAATCTGGTTTGGTTGCATGAGGGTCTCCTTAAGAGATATCATGGGGGATTATAATGAACGGAATAAATTTCGGCCCATTATAATCAGATCTAAGAGCTTGAACGCATTAAGCCGTAGATTAAACGACGGTAGCACTCTAAGCTCAGGGTTAGGAGTTCGCATCTTCTCGATCGACGTACATAAAAGGTACGACTGATCTTTTTCGACTATGGTACCAGGTCTTTTCACATAGACCTGTCGCCATTCGTCTTGGAGAACATGCGTCTTGCGAATTGTGACGAGCTCTGTCGTCACCCAGGAGGCTAATGGGCGTAATCCATAATTATAGGAGAACGCCGCTACTTTTGCGCCGACATTGAAAAACCAGTCTACCACGAAAGAAAATGGTACTAGTTCCCATGTTGATTCGGGAATGTCGAGAAGACCAAATTTACCAATAAGGTCGTCTGACCAGGTTTCAGTTAAAACACCGGCGCGAACTCTGACAGATGTATGACGTGTCTGTCTGAGTGTACGATCTCGTTTCCAATCTCCTGCTTCCCAGACACCAAAACTGGTGTCATCGTGGCGCAGAAGATCGTTACTTGTATCGTACATGTCGACAACAGCCCCACGGAAAGTGAGCCTATCCCGCCTAACACCAATAGAATTGATGGCATTAAGGGTGTTGGTCACCTCCCCGACCAAAGGTCGGAGACTGTACCGAAACTCCATATAACGGTCTGATAACTCTTTCGCGCTGAGCTGTTTCGCCAAATATTTGACGTCAAGCTTCTTGATCGCTCTTGCGACCTTGATTAAGCGGCGAGTCATCGAAAAGACCGAATCAATGGTTTCTCGGGCTTCACCGAGTGAAACTAATGCCTGTGTTTCAGACAGTTTCACATTCGACCAGGCTTGTGTAACGGCCTGATCAATTTGCGATGAAACATCGAAAGTTGGACTTGGAGGAAGGAGGGGAAAACCTCCTAAATAAGCATTCCAAGTCCCATTACGCGTGACGAATCCACCCCAGTCGCTGCCATCAAATGAGCAGCGGAAAGAATAAGGAGTGGAAGGAGCCTGGTACATATGTGAGATTGATTGCATGGGGTTATT